GATTACGGACGGGATGGCCGGATGGACACCCGTTGCGGGGTCTGCAAACAGCGAAATGCCGGTGTTGTCCACTTCCCACATTAACTCAAAGTAATCGCCTGCGTTCATCTGTAGCAGAAAATTCCATGCTGCGACATTCTCTGTGTTGTTGCCTTGTATGCGGATGACCGTCGCGCTCTGGGTGATGTCCGTGCCGTTTTTGCGAAGCCATACCCAGACGCGGTTCGCGCCGCCGCCGGTGTTAATGAACTGCGCGGAGAACTGAATGTTGTAGATATTAGCGCGGTCAACATAAATGCGCGACGTTGGGGTGCCGCGGGTTACGCCGAACGACAGATCGGTCGTGTCGAACGTCATGGCGTATGCCGTATTGATGAGGGCGGCCGTCTGGTCGGTCGTGTCGTAGAACGATCCGTAGCGCGGCGTGATAAACTCTTTCGGCGGCGGCGACAGCGACAGCGCCTGAAGCTGCGACTGGATGACCGCGATGTCGCTCTCGCTAGCGGCTGGCGGCGTGACGCCGGTGGCCTGTGCAAGACTGTTGACTTTGGCGTCAACATCCGCCGTGGCCGTGCAGCAGTCCGGTGCGCTTTCCAGACCTTGAATGGCGTCGCTGAACACCGCGTCGTAGGACGCTAACAGCGACGACGTGTCGGGCGCGAGTTCGGTTTCCTCTTGGTTGGTCCGCGTTGCCGTCAGCAGCGACAGAAAGAACCGATACCACTCACGGCTGATCGCGCCGGTCCGCGGGTCGAGAAACTCGACACGCGGCGGCGTCAGGGCCGTGGGGTTGATCGGCGACGAGGCCATCAGGCTCTGGTCCCGCTCAGAATCAGTTCGGCGCCCATGATGTAGATGCGGACCGGGTCAGTGCCGGACACCTCGTAGACGCGGTCGCGGATTTTCATCGTGGCGCCCAGACGGCGCCAGATCGTGCGGAAGCCGTAACGGCCGATGCGGCCCATCGACTTCCAGTGTTCGTTCGACCACGTATGGCCGCCGTCGTCAGAGAAGCGCAGCATGACCTGCGGGTCAACCCCCTGCGTAGCCGGCGCTATATCCTCAGAAATAAGATAGTCGCCGGCTTCGGTTATTAAGTAGTCGTCGTTTTCAGTTTTCAAATATATGGTTTCGGGCGTTAGAAGCCCGTTCAGACCGACGCCGGTCTCGCAGTCAAGCTGCATGGCGTGCTGGACCGTACGCGCAAGGTTGTTCGCGCCGGTCGGTAGTGCACGCCATGAGCGCAGCCACTTCTGCGGCTGGCCGTCGTCCGAGTATGCCTCAAGGTCGAACTTGTAGATTTTGCCGTTCTGGTAGTCGCCAACGACGTTCTCGCTGTTGTAGAACATCTGGCAGTTGCCGCGGTGACGGTTGAACTGGCCGTTCTGGAACGAGGCGCGTTCGTGCCATGCGCCGGTCGCCACGTCGAACACCCACGTCGTGTTGGCGGTCGGGAAGTTCAGCACGTAGAAGCTGTGGCCGTCCTGCTGGTAGGTGTAGCCAACCGCGTCTTCGAGGTTGGGATATTCCTGAAGCTGCCACTCGATTGCGTGGGTCGAGATGCGCTGGCCCATGTAGCCAGCCGCCCGGTAGACCATGCCCTGACCGCGGGCGTCTTTGCCGAGCCAGTAAATCTGGTTGTCCATCTTGGCGATGGAGTACGGCGCAGCGCAGCCGAGTTCGTTGTACGCGCCTTGGATGCGCGTCAACGGGAAGTCGAGCAGCCCAGCGTTATACCAGACCTCGGTCGAGTTGGTGCCGTAGACCCAGACTTCGCGGTGATCGACAAAGATCGCCACGACGTCGTCGGGGTTGCCTTCGGCGCTGGCGAAGTCCAGCGGATCGACACTGGCGCCGTCGAGCAGTTGCGTGACCCAAATCTTCTGGCTGTTCGGCTCGTTGAACACGAAGTAGCCGTCAAGATAGCCGACCGTGCCTGCGCCGGGGAAGTCTGGGTCGGTAATCTGCTGGAACACGTCCGTCTGGGCGTTGTAGATGTAGCCCTGCGGGTTGGCCGCCACGAATAGCTGGATGCCGTTGTCGGCCATGCTGACCGGGCCAGTGCCGGCGATGGTGCCCTTGGCGACCGCGTTCCAGTTGCTGTCGATCTGGAACAGCGTCGGGCCGGACACGGCGTAGCCGTAGTTGCCGAACTGCCACATTCCGCGGATCGGGCCGATGCCAATCGTCGCCAGCCGCGTCAGGCCGGGAGCGCGCTGGAGAAACGCAGGCTCCTTGCCGCCCTCCGGGACGATCTCCGGAAAGAGGTTGACCATGCGGGCATCGGCGGCGTTGACGCTGCGAGCGACATACGCCGACCCTAGGATCGGCGTCTTCATCAGTAGTTGCCCGCGTAGATGTTAAACCGCTGACGGGTCGCCACGATGCTGTAGGGCATCGACATGATGTCGTCAGGGTTGTTGATCCGCTTGAGGTTGCGCTTGCTGGTCATGGCGATGCGCTGCACCTGCGGAGTTGGCTCCATGCCGAACTCCGGTGCCATCTCGGTCGCCAGATTGTAGCGGAAGGCGCGCAGGTAGCCCGGCGGGAAGTGCAGTTGGGTGGCCAGCGTCGCCGGCTTGGTCAGTTCCTCGACGGAAATGAAGTGCCATTCCAGATCGCGCGTCGGGCGCGGGTAGACGTACATCTCCACGTCGGGGAAGGTGTTGTTGACGAAGATCACCTGCGGGTACGTGGACGTGACGGTCTTAACCGCGATGCCGTTGTACTGCTGCTGGTTGATGAACTTGATGCCGTAGCTGACGCCGGTGCCGGGGTCTTTGAAGTAGGTGCTGTCGTCGAGCAGCACGGGGCGGTTGCCGACGAAGTTGCCCGAAGGGCCAAGCGTGCGGAACAACTGGCCAGCCGGCCACGTGAAGACCTGATCCTGCGTGGCGAACACCGACAGTCGTTCTGTATTCCAACTGTCGATCATCTGGTTCATGGCGTTCAGGGCGTCCTGCGACGTTTCGGCCGAAGGCACTTCGCCCTCGGCCAGAACGCCCAGCAGGCGCAACGAACCATTAATGATGTCGCCGGCAGTGGTCATGGCTTAGTCTTCCTGCGCTGCGCGTCGGCGTCCACGGCGCTTGGGTGCCGCCAGTTCGTTGACGGGCGCAGCCTCGGCTTCGTCCTCGTCCTCGTCCACCTCTTCAGCAGGCGTGGTCGGATCATAGCGCATCCAGCCGTACATTTCATCATGTTCCGCTTCGTGTTCGCTGATTGCGACCTTAGCGCCGTGCACGGGGTGCACCATGTAGATAACAGACATACAGAACCTCAGAAAAAATGGACGGCCCGGAGGCCGCCCACTGGGTTAGGTGATCGCCATGAACCGCCAAACGGTGCCGTCCGAATAGAACAGCTTACCGATGCCCGTTGCGTTCGTCGTGATGCCGAGCGAACCCGCGGGGGCCGAAGTGGTCGTGACGGTGGCGGTGATCGCCGTGCTGAGAACGTAAACGCCGGCGTTGGCGTTGCTGGCAACGGCCCCGCTGGTAGCGGTCGAAACAATCGAACCGCCCGTCACAGCGCCAGATGCCGACACGGGGCCGGTAACGGTGACGCTCTCGAACTCAGGGTCGGCGAAAGCTACGCCGATGGCCTTTGTGTTTGGCATGATAGGTACTCCTTAAAAGGTTGCCCCGGCCGAAGCCGGGGCAAGACCCATTAGTTGGCGACGCGGTACAGGGTGTAGGTGCCGTCGCCCGTCTTGCGAGCGCGGAACACAACAGCCTTGCCGGCTTCGCCAGCGCCCGAACCGACCAGCGTCCAGCCCGTGCCCGCGGTCAGCGTGCCGGCGCCAGCGCCCGTGGAAAGCAGAGCGAAGTCGAAAGCCGAGTTGACCTTGGCGCTGCTGATGCGGTCATCAACACCGCCAACGCCGGTCACAGCCGGCAGAGCGAGGTTGGCACCGCTGCCGGAAGTGAAGACGACCAGACCCTGTTCGAGGTCAAGCACGGTCAGAGTTGCCGCGCCGGTGTAGGTGGTGGGAGCAACCTGCGTGCCAAGAATGACTTCGTTGAGGTTGCCATCGCCGACCTGATAACCGCCGGCACCGTTAGGAAGAGCCATAATATAATCCTTTCAAATGGTGTGGCCCCCGGCGAACCGGGGGCCGAGTTCAGGTTAGCCCCAGAGACGGCAAGCCATCTGCGGACGGATCGTGCTGTAGCCGTACAGAACGTCGATACGGCAGGGCATACGGTCGTTGTTGATGTCGTACTGACGAACAACGCGCAGGCTGATGCCGTTGTGGACAGCGCGCGACGCCATATCGACGCCCTGCGGGAGCAGGAGGTCGGCGGTGGCGAAGGTGATCGCGTCCTTGTGGTACACGAGGTTCTGGGCGTACTGCGTGCCGCCGGCGCCGACGAACACGACAGCCGAGCCGTTGCCCGGCAGAACGTTGACGGTGGCAAGCGCGTGACCGGCCGAGTAGATCGGAGCCACGGTGAGCGTGCCTTCGCCCGAGCTACCCAGCGTCACAGTCGTCAGCGAGACGAACTGGAACAGCGAGCCGGTGCTTTCACGGGTCTGCGGGTTGACAGCGAACACGCCGTTGACGGTGAACACGTCGCCAGCCTTCACGGTCAGACCATTACCAGCGCCAGTGATGGAGATGGTGCTGGCGCCTTCCGAGGTAACGGCCGCTGCGGTCGAACCGCCGGTGGCGTTACGGGTGCCGGTGGTGAACTGCTTGATCGACTGCGACATGTTGATTTCGTCGAAGCCGAGCACGCCGGTGCCCATCAGGCCGTTCTTGAACTGCTTGCTGATGGTGTCGGTCGGGTTAAAGAGGCCCTTCATCCCTTCGACGAGGCCAGCGTTGGCAGCCGGGTTGACGGTCGCGTAGCGCGGCGACATCACGGCAGCGTTCTCGTTCAGCTTCTGCTGGGCAGCCAGCAGAACGGCCGAGGTCGCCGGGGTGACGCCGGGGGTGCCGACCGAGTTGCCGATGGTCTGGAAGGCGTTGGCAACGTCCGCGTCGATGCTCGAAGCAAGCTGCGAGATACGCGGCTTGAGAACACGCTCGGCGAAGTCGTCAAGCTGCATGGTCAGTTCGGCGGTGGTGAAGTTCACACCGATGTGCTTCTGCGAAGCAACGGTCAGGGTGGTGAACTGCTCGTTGTCGTCCTGCACCTGAAGGGCGGCGCCGTCGGTGACGAGGGCACGGTCAGGCAGACGGATACGCAGGGTCGAGCCGATCTTGGCGCCTTCCACTGCGAAGCTGTCGTCGTACTGACGGTTGACGTTGCGGGTGAGCACGAGGTTGTTCTCGAGGATCTCGAGCGCTTTCCGCGTGATCATGTCAATAGTAAGAATTGTATTAGCCACGAAAGTGTCTCCTAAAAATTGTTAGCGACGTTGACGCGCTTCCCACTGCTTGATCTGGCGTTGGCGTTCGCGTTCGATCCATTCAGACGTGCTCATGGCCGAAATTGACCGAGGATCTGTGGTTTCGTAACTGCTACCGTTAGTGCCTCGAGCCGTTACCGGCTTGATCGGCGCGGGGGCGCTGGTGGTTTTCTTGATCGGTATGGGATTGTCAGCCATTTTAGCCTCTATCTTGCCGATCTCTTTAGCCTGAAGGTACGGCGACAAACGGGAAATACGATCGGCTTCGCGGGGGTTTGAGCCTAGGTAATAAGCCAGCTCTGGCCCTACGTCCGACGCCTGAATCGTCTCAGCCATCACGGGCGTAATCGGCAGTGACGG